GGTAGAGCAGCGCGCCGGGCTCCACGATGTAGGCCCAGTTGGCGGTCGGGTCGCCCATGACGATGGGTTTGTTGGTCGTGTTACGCGTGAGGTCGTTCAGATAGGTCCGGTAGAGGACGACGTCGCCGGGGCGCACCGGGCGGGCAGCGGGGATGCCGGCGAGGCCGGAGAGGGTGTCGGAGGCCGGGGTCTGGAGCTTCGCGATGACGTGCCTGAAGCGGGACATGATCGTGGTGAGGAGCCCGTCGGGTGCGGCGATGAAGGCGTTCGAGTACATCGGGTACTTCTGCCGCATCGCGTTGATCGAGTGGGCCTCGCGAAACACGACGCCCTGCCAGAGTTGGGGGTTGGGGTCGCTCGAGGGGCGGATCGGGAGGGTATCGCGGAAGTCTTTGGCGATGATGCGGTGGTCGCCCTGGCCGAAGCTGGCGCCGGTGTCCCACTCCACGCAGAGGTCGCCAGTGCCACCCCCGAGGGAGTACTTGATGCAGTCGCCCAGCGTCATGTCCGCCATCGACTCGAGCCACCACGCCACGGTGAGCTTGTTCAGGAGCTCGCCGTGGAAGGTGAATTGGGGGTTCATCGCGCGGAAGCCGAACACCGGTTTGACATCGGTGAGGGCAGAGACGTGCGCCTGGGTGGCTTTGCGCGACTTGTTGATGACCGCGAAGGGGATGTAATTGAGCGAGGGCTGCTGCGCGGCCTGCTGCTCGCCGATGATGTAGCGCATCCCCTTGTCGGCCATCTCGAAGGCCGGATCTTGGCGGTTCGTGAGGTCGCCCTCCTGAACGGCTTCGGTGATCCAGCCCAGGACGCGGGGGTCGCCCCCGAGGCGGAGGGTGTCGGCGGTCATCGCCGGCAATCCATAAATTCCCGAGGGACTGAAATCAGCCATCTACAGGTCCTTCAACGGGCTGGCACCCGCGTGGCGCGCAACCTTAATTTTCGGTTTCGTCTTCCCGTGCCGCGTCACCGGCATCTTCTTCGTGGGCTGGGCGCCGGAGTCGTAGGTGCGCGCGCCGATGGTGCCGGCGTCCCCGAAGGCGTTCACGTCCATGTTCGAGCCATTTTGTGCGTACCCCCGGAAGCGGAGGGGCTCCCCCTCGCCGTCGCGGTAGCGTTGCTCCGAGTCGTGCTCGATCTGCCGGAGCTTGTGGAGGGAGTCGATGGTTTCCTCGTGCTGCTGGCCGTCCGGGCCGAGGCGGTGGACGGTGAACTTCTGGAAGCCCTTCCCGCCCTCGCCATCGGTTTTGAGGTCGGTGTGCATCTCCTGCGGGGCCATGACCATCGGGATGCCGCACTCGGGGCACGGGGGCGGCCAGTCCGCCGCGCCCACGTCGAGCAGCTTGTAGGTGATGAGCCAGCATGCGTCACAGTGCGGACATTCGTAGTGCTGCTGGGGCATTACTGGGTACTCCGCTCCAGCAGGTTGAAGAAGTGCTCATAAATTCTGGGCGCGGTCCGGTCCACGAGCTGCTGCACGGATAATCCTTGGCGGTCGGCGCGCTCCCCGAGCTGCTCGAGCTGATTCGGGGTGAAGGGGAGTCGCACGTGCAAGAAGGAAATGCCGGCGAGCCGCTCGACCTTCTTCAGGAGGTCGGGGGCGTGCAGGAGGCTCCCCCCGCCCAGGATGGATTCGAGGTGCGAGAGGATCGGTCCGGGCACCACCAGGAGGCGCGTGCCGGGCGGCAGCGACCGGAGTTCCTGCTCGGCGAACTGGACGAACTGCGCCGCCACCTGCTCGGGCGTCTTGCCGGTCAGGGTCGCGCGGTCCTCGAGGCGTGCGAGGAGCTCGGGCTGGATGTCGAGGGTGATCTTCATCGCTGGACGCCTCGGGGGATCCACTGGCCCAGGCCCTCCCCGAAGTGCAGCAGCTCGCCGTAGCCTAGCGGGAGGAGGCGATCGGGGCGCCCGGTGATGCGCGCCCCGTCCCGGCTCTCCCAGCCGCGAAACGCCGGACGCGTGTGATCGCCGGCATCGCAGAAGATCGTGCCGGTGAGCGATCCGTCCGGGTGGACCGCGACCACGATCATGGGCCGCCAGAGGAGATCGTCAATGCGGACGAGGACGACATGCCCCACCGAGGGCGTGGGCGCCGCCAGCGGGGCCTCAGTAGAGAGTGTCGCCGTACCCTCGGGAGGAGGGGTCATAGAATCCTGTGGTGTCATCATCCGTCTCCTGCTCCAGGCGCTCCTGCGCGCTCAGGCCTTGCTGCGCCGACTGATCCGACGAGGTCGCGTCGGAGTTGCGGTAATCGACCGGGGCCCGATCCCCCGCGCGCTGCCGGCGCAGCTCTTCCTCGGTGCGTCGGCGGCGGCGATCCGCGAGCGGTTCGGTCTCGCCGCCCTGCAGGCGCCAGCAGATGTAGTGCGCGATCCCGCCCGCGATAATACAGTCATCATGGGCCCCTTTTGAGGCTTCGGCCTCCCAGAGCGCCCCGTCGGTCTTGAAGTCGCGCATCTCGTCCAGGGTGAACTGGGAGTTGATGCGGCAGTCACTATAGCCCGAGATGGGGTCGATCGTCGTGATCCCGGTGTAGAACTGGTCGAGGAGGATGGGCCGGGTGCGATTGGTCGTGACCCAGCCGATGCGGGTGGTCCAGCGTTTCTGGGGGTCGGCCTGGTCCAGGACCTCCCAGATATAGAAGTGCCGGTAGCCGAGATGGAGCTGGAGGGTATCCTGACACGAGAGGCCGTGATTGTTGCACTCGATGCCGGCGAGGGCTTCGCGGCCGTCCGGCCATTTGTAGAGGTGCCCCACGGCGTCGATGACCCCGGCGAGGGCGCGCGGCGGGGTCGTGTCGCTGATGAATTGGGCGACCTGCTCCTCGGATTCCTCGATCGTGCCCATGCGGAAGACGTCCACCACCGAGCGGTCCTGGCCGATCCCGTCACCGACATCGACGCCCATGATGTACCGGTGGCCGCGCCGGGGGAGCTGCCAGATCTGGAGCGTGTTGAAGAGGGCCTTGGCGCCGGAGCGCTCCTTGAGCTCGGGGACCGTGAGGCGGTGGAACCCGAATCCCGGGGGGATGGCGAAGTGGGGGCGCTGCTCGGGGAGGAGGATCATGATCCTGGCTCGATCTCCGTGAGGGTCGGCGACTCCTCGTGCACAATTTGGGGCTGCGGCGTCTGGAGGACCTTCAGCCCCGCGCGTGCGGTCTGCTCAGCCTTGGCCGCGACGAGCTGGCGCTGCGACTCCTGGAATTCGGCAATCGAGGCTTCCTTGTCCGCGATCAGCTCGTGACGCGGCGCGACGTTCCAGAGGTCGGCGAGCGGGCGGGCCTGGTGCGCGACGCGGTTCTGCGTCTCGATGGTGAAGATCGACCGGCCGGAGTTCTGGAAGGCTTCTTCCGGCTCGCTGGGGTACTCACTCAGAAAGCGGTAGAGCTCTTCGCGCTTGATCGCCGCATTCCGGTGCAGCTCGTACCAGTAGAGCTGCTCCTTGGCGAGGGTCACCGGGCGGTGCATGTAGCGGGGGCCGAATTCCGTCGCCCGCTTGGCGAACGCGAGGGTATCGGAGTCCGGAATCCACGTCGGGGGGTAGGGGAGCCAATATTTCGAGCGCTCCGCGTACCAGGGGATGAAGACATTGAAGAAGCGGGGATCCTGCCCCGCGTCCGCCAGCTTCCACTCGGTGTGCCAATAGTTGTTGCGGCCCTGCGCGGTGGACTCGCGCATCCCGAAGGTGCGGGGGGTATAGGGGACGGCGGGCAGGAGGGAGCTGTTAATTTGTTCGGGGCGCTCCCAGGTCGTGATTTCCGAGAGGTGGAAGGCGGAATAGGTTTTCGAACGGCCGATCTGGCCCTTCTCCGCCCCCTCCTCCTGGAGACCGCCCTTCATCGACTTGCCCGACTCGACCACGACGCGGGAGCCGTTCGCCCACATCAGGTGATGGGACTTGGTGTGAAACTTCTCGCGGGGCTTGAGCCACCACGGCCAGTGCTCCACGACGAGCTCGAGCATCCCGAACAGGCCTTCCGAGCCGGAGTTCTGCGGCACGTCGGAGGCGATGAGGGTACGAACATGTCCGTGGGTCAGGCAGCGGTGCGCGAGGAAGGATTGACAGAGGGTGGAGGCCCCGAGCTGGCGCCCCTTGAGGATGTTGCCGAGGATGCCGTCCGGGTGGCCGGTCTGCCAGTGCAGGAGTTCGACCCGCGCGATCGCCTGGAGGATGAGCTCCTGCGACTCCCAGAGGGGGAACATCGGCCGCAGGGATTGGCCCTCGTAGTTGATGAAGACATAGCGTTCAGCGGCGTACCGGTAGTCGATCTTCACGAGCATCGACTCGTTGGTGACGAAGGCTTCTTCCTCCTGCGAGAAGGGGCGGGTTGGCTGCCCCTTGTCGGGATCCCAGAGCTGCTCGAGATCGCGGACCATCGCGTGGCAATAGGCGACCGGGAAGCGCTCGAGCTGCCCCGACGGGAGAAGCTCGCCCGCTTGCTGTTCGAGGAGGGCTTGGCGCGCGGCGATGACTGCGGGGGCGTACATGATGCGGGGGGATCAGGGCTGATCGGCGCGGTCGGGGGGTTCGGGGGGTTCACCGGAGGGCTCCGCTCCCGGCAGGGTCTCCCCGTCGAGCGGAGTGCCCTGGCCGTAGAGAATCTTGTCGGTGAGGGCCTGCAGGCGCTCGATCGACCCGCTGCCGCCCTGCGGGTTGAGATTGTTCTGCTGGTTGAGAATCTGGATGTTGCCACCCTTGGGCAGGAGCTGCGCCATCTCGATCGCGAGTTTCTGGTGATCGAGCGTCGGCTGATAGACGAGCACCCCGGTCCCCAGGCAGGTCTCGCAGGGTCCCGGCTGGGGGTTGGGCTGATCCTTCGTAGGCTCGGGGGTGATCGATCCCGTGCCGCGACACCCGCCATTGCAGGGCGCCTCATAGGGGGCGGACTTGCGCATGACATCATCCGTGACGGCGCCGATGCGCGCGGCGATGATCTGCGCGGCTTTCACTTTGCCCTTGAGCTGCGCGGCCGATGTCAGGTGCTGGAGGAGGTCCCCCGGGAGGATGTTGCCGATGGCGCAGATCTGCGCGAGGGAGTGGCGCGCGTGCTGGGGGTCGCCGAGCATCCCCAGGACATAGCGGAGATCGGGCGTGAGCGGCGCTAACACGAGCATCCCCACCAGCGATTGCCGGCCGCCGAGATCCGCCTCGAGGGTGGCGAGCTCCTCCACCACGTTGGGGGTGAAGTAGCGCGTCATGCGCGACTCGGTCGCCTTGGTCGTGGTGAGGGCCTTGCTCATGGCGACTCCGTCGATCCCGCGCTCTGAATGTCCTTGATGGCGCGCTGCACGCTACACGGTTCGCAGATCACGATTTTCTGCATGTAGCCATCATCGGGTACGTCTACCCACTGCGCTTGGCCGGGACAGTCGATCAGCGGGCGGTGACAGTCCTGACAGCGGTCGTCTGGCGTCTCCGTCGATCCCGGCGCCTCGTCCGGGGCAGGAGGGAGTGGCATCCAATGGGTCGGCGTCCGAACCATATCCAACACTTTCCCCGTCGTTACGCTGATCCACGCACCCGCATCCGGCTGAGGACCGAATGTAGCGATGTCGCGGTACGGGTGTGCCCCCTTGTGTGACCCCACCCATACAGGCGTCCCATCCTTCGGCGCTGTCGCAATGGGAGCCCACTCGGCGCCCCGGTGGGCCTGTGCGTCCCGCAGGGCGGCTTCCACCTCATGCAGCGTATCGATGTCGAATCCCGTCACCATCTGGTGGCCCGTGAGAAAGACGCGCATGTCGGCCAGCTTCGTCAGCAGCGCCTCGACGCGGGCCGTCAGCCCCTCCGTCATTCCAACGACTCCTGACGCGGCAGCAGGGTCAGCACGACCGCCCAGCACCGCGCGCAGAAGCGGAACTGCCGGGGGTCCTGCCGCGTGTGATCGAGGCACTGCCGCACCCGCGCCTCAATCGCCCGCCGCGCGGATTGGAGATCCTCGTTCCGCCGGAACGCGACCTGTGCGGGGGTGCGTGGCGCCGCCGGCATCATGCGGGATTGCTCGCTTCCGGCCCCGGACCGAAGCGCCGCTCGTACTCCGCGAGGATCTGATCCTCGGTCGGGGGCGCTCCGCTGGCCTGGGTCAAGCGGAGCTCGATATCCATGATCGCCTGCTGGTACTCGCTATTGACGTAGCTGACCTCGACCGCTGGCTCATCGGGGTTCGGCTGCAGGGTCGTGCCGTACTCCTGCGCATTCCGGTATTCGAGCGCGGCCTGAATCCCCTCGCAGGCCATGCGCAGCCGCCGGAGCTCCGGCACCAGGAGCCGCACGAACACCCGCCCGAGCGTCGCCGCGAAGCCAATTTTCATCTGTCCTCCCCGTCTCGCGCACCCGTGTGTCGCGCACCCACGCGGCGCACCCGTGTCCCCCGCGCGCGACTTCCCCAGGTATCGTCTGGGGGGCGGGTGGTCAGTAGGCGAGCTCCCAATCCTCCGCGAGCAGGTCCGTCTGACTCGCCACCCAGGGGATCCGGTCGCCCGTCGCCGTGCGCAGGTAGATATACGGGAGCGTCATCATCGCCGTCGCGGTCGGCCGCATCAGGCGCAGTACCTGCCCGCGCCCGTTCCAGCCCAGACGGGTCACCCCCTGCTGCTCCTGCAGTGCCAGGAGCGCCCCCCCAAATGTCATCGCCGCCCTCCAGGGTCTCTCGCGTGTCTGTCGCCCCCCTCCCCGCTCGTACCTCCCGCCCAGGTGCAGCGGCAGCCAGACCTGTTGGGCCCCGCAGGGAGGGGACGACACCCTAGAGCCTCCCCGAAATATCCGGTGGTGTCAAGCCTCGAGGAGCGGAGCGCTCCCGCGTGGGCCGCCACACCTCGTCCACCCCGGCCGCAGGCCATATCTCGATCCAGACGGCCTCCACATTCGCGAAGCTCATCGCAGAGGAGCGGCGCCTCGGCACGCTGACACGCGAGACGCGCGCGAGCAGCGGGGGCGTCGCGGGCGGCGGCAATCGCTGCGTCCCAGTTCTGGGGTCCCGCGCGAAGGCCAGCATCCGCATGTGATGAGCTGGACGCACTCTAGTGCGGACGCAACCTCAGCCGCAAGCGATGAGCCAGCGAAGGCGCAGCACGCGCGCGGAGGGCGAGTACTGAATAGAGGCGACGCCGTGGACGCAGCGAGTACTGAGAGTACAGAGAGTACTCATTCGCGCGCGCGCACGCGGTAGCGCGAGGGAGCGCGCGTTCGCATCACCTGCGCGACGACTGAGAAATTTTGAAAAATAGCTGCGAAGACCAACGCGCCCCGCCCACCCCACCGGGGGGCCGCGCGGACAATGCCCCGCGCTCGCACGCGAGACAGCGGGGGCGCAAGCGAAATCGACACGCGCGCCGACCTGGGGCAGCTCGCGTGCGGAGGGACGAATTCAGTTGACACGCGCACACGCGAACCGCATGCACGCGATACTAATTCCCGCAGACACGCGCGCCAGCTTGACAACCGTGCTACGCTTAGGGCTCCGCGCGCGCTACCGGCGAGCACGGGACCGACGGCGAGTGAGACTCACCACCAGCACCAGGACAGGCAGGAGACAGACCAGCACGCACGCACACGACGCACGACACCACCCAGCGCTTCAGCTGGACCGCACCCTGGACGCGAAGCACCAGGACGAGATGAACCGATGACCGACACCACGACCACCAACCAGGACGCCCCCCTCCGCCACCTCTCAGCCGCACGCACCCGCCTGCAGTCCGCCCTGGACGCCCTTCACGCCAAGGGTCTGCAGGCACCACCGGCCGCCCTCGCGACGCTCAGTGACCTGGACGCCGCCGCCGCATGCCTCAGCCGGCAGACCAGCCAGGACGCGCGCGCCAGCATCGCCATCAGCATCACGCCGGCCGACACGCGCATCGGCCCGGCCGGCAAGCTCGCCGACGCCGAGATTCAGTTCCTCCTGGGACCGCTCGCCGGCAGCAAACTGATCGGATTTGGGATTTGGGCGCGACGCACAGGTTCAGGCCACAATGTGACGTTTCCCGCGCGCACCTACCAGGTGAACGGCGAGCGCAGGAGCTTCGCCCTGCTGAGGCCGGCCGACGCGCTGACCACCGGCCAGGAGCGCAGCAGCCAGGAGCGCATACGGGATCTGATCCTGGACGCCTACGCCGAGCACCTCGAGACAGGCGTCACGCGCACCGACTACACCGACGCCGGCACGCGGATGAGCATCGCCGGCACGGTGCAGCAGCACGCGCACACGACCCAGGACGCCAGCCAGGACGCCAGCGCGCCGGCAGCCCCGACCAGCGCCGGCCCCCGCTACGACTACACGAACCAGGCCTGGATTGACGCCGATGGGCGGTACCTCAATTGTGGCCACCCGGACGGCATGCCCTGCGGGTGCTACGGACGCGCGCATGCGGGTGA